CACTTGTCCTGGGAGAGAATCTGGATCTAGGCGGCGATGGCAGCCGCAATGGCACGGGCAAGACCACCATAATCAATGCTCTTAGTTACAGCCTATATGGTCAGGCTCTCAGCAACATACGCAAAGACAACTTGGTCAACAAGACCAATGGCAAAAACATGCTGGTCAGTCTAGACTTTGCGGTAGGCGGCAAGGAGTACAGAATTGAACGTGGTCGCAAGCCCAATGTGCTGAGATTCTATGTGAACAATCAAGAACAGGCCATCACTGACGAAGCCCAAGGTGACAGCAGAGAAACGCAGGATGCCATTGAATCGGTGCTGGGCCTCAGCCACGACATGTTCAAACATATCTTGGCATTAAATACTTATACAGAACCTTTTTTGAGTTTGAAGGCAAACGATCAACGAACCATCATCGAACAACTCTTGGGCATAACCATGCTCAGTGAGCGGGCTGATCGAATCAAAGAACACAATAGACAGACCAAAGAGGCCATACAACAGGAAGAATTCCGCATACGTGCTGTGCAAGAAGCCAACAAAAGGATTGAAGAACAGATCGAGGCTTTACGACGTAGGCAAACAATTTGGAAGACCAAACATGAAGAAGAGATTGCGAAACTCACGACCGCGCTCGAAGAGCTCAAGAAGATTGATATTGAAGCCGAGATACAGGCCCACAAGGCACACAAAGTATGGGATCAGAAGCGCAAGGACCTTAACGACCTGGCTGGACAGATCTCCCGCACGAAGCTTGATAAGGACCGCGAGAACAAAAGCATTGAGAAGCTTGGCAAGGAGATTGCGACACTTGAAAATCACACATGTCACACTTGCGGGCAGGCTTTCCACGACCATAAGCACCAACAGGTCATGGAAGGTAAGCAGGCTGATCTGGTGGCAGCGAGAACGGCGTGCCAAGAACATACACGAATCTTATCAGAACTTGAGACTGCCCACACCGCCTTGGGCACGCTAGGCAAGCCACCTACTATGTTCTATGATCGAGAAGAAGATGCCATTGATCATAGGAGTAGTCTGGCCGCACTGCAAAAGCAGTTGGAAAACAAACAGGCCGAAACTGATCCTTACGGTGAACAAATAGAAGACATGCAAGGGCAAGCCTTGCAGGTGGTCACATATGACACACTCAATGAGCTTACCCGATTGCAGGAACATCAGGACTTCTTGCTCAAACTATTGACCAGCAAGGACAGTTTCATACGCAAAAAGATCATTGAACAAAACTTGAGCTATTTGAATGCCCGACTCACACACTACCTGGATCGCATAGGCTTGCCACACACTGTGGTATTTCAGAATGATCTCAGTGTCAGCATTGAAGAACTGGGTCGTGAACTGGACTTTGACAATCTCAGTCGAGGTGAACGCAACAGGTTGATACTTAGCATGAGTTGGGCCTTCCGTGATGTGTTTGAAAGTTTATATCAACCCATCAATGTGTTGTTCATAGATGAAATGATTGATAGTGGACTGGATACACAGGGCGTGGAAAATGCCTTGGCCTTGCTCAAACACATGAGTCGTGAACGTCACAAGAGCATATGGTTGGTCAGTCACAGAGATGAGCTGGCTGGGCGTGTGGAGAACATACTCAAGGTTGTCAAAGAAGGTGGCTTTACCAGTTACAACACGGATGTTGAAATTGCGTAGAATCAAGGTCTTGCACGTCGAACCCACAGATGTTTGCCAGGCCGCATGTCCCATGTGTGCCAGGGAGACTGATACGGAATTCAGAAAAGACGTCAAGCATCACCTGCGGATAGAACAAATACAACAACATTTCAGTGACCGAGTGATTGGCAACCTAGACAAAATGTTCATGTGTGGCAACTATGGCGATCCGGCTGCAGGCTACTATACCATGGACATCTACAACTACTTTAGAAAAATTAATCCCAACATTGTGTTGGGCATGAATACCAATGGTGCTGTTCAGAGTACATTCTTTTGGCATGCACTAGGACGTTTGTTCAATCAGCTCCAAGATTATTGTGTGTTTAGCATAGACGGATTGGAAGATACCAATCATGTTTATCGCAAAAATGTCAATTGGCAAAAGCTGATGAGCAATGTTCAAGCCTACATTGCCGCAGGTGGATCTGCTCATTGGGACATGCTGGTGTACAAACACAATCAACATCAAGTGGACACTTGCGAGCAGTTGGCCCGTGACATGGGATTCAAGTGGTTTCGTGCCAAGGTCAGCAAGCGTGGATTCACTGACCATTTGGAATTTCCCATGGGATGGCAACAGCCTGCGGTCAAGCCAGGACCTATCAAATGTCATGTGCTCAATGAAAAAAGCATGTACATAGATGCTCAAGGGCGGGTAAGCCCTTGTTGCTGGCTTGGAACCACTCAACAAGATTTTGTCAAAGATGATTTGGCCACTGTAAAATTGACCTGGAAAACAGACACCCCCAATTCAGTGTGTGCCAGTGCTTGTTCCACAAACAAAAACAAAACTGTATTTCAAGATCAATGGCAACGAGAGGTACAACTATGTTAGCCACTTGGCATTTTCACATCGAAATCAGTTCAAAGTGTACCTTGCGTTGCCCACGCTGTGCTAGACAAGAAGTTCCTGACAGTTTGGTAAACACTGAACTAGATTTAGAATTTTTCAAAAGAAACTTTACCGCAGGGTTTGTGCTCGACCATGTGGAGAAGATCACATTCTGTGGTGATGACGGTGATCCTATCTATGCCCACGATCTTGTACCAGTGATTCAATATATCAAATCCATCAAACCTGTAGAGATCGTTATTGTCACCAATGGTTCACACAAGAAACCAGAATGGTGGCAGGAACTAGGCCGTGTGCTCACTGAACAGGACACTGTACATTTTAGCGTTGATGGCTACGACCATGACAGCAATAATTTGTATCGAGTAAACAGTGATTTTAACAGTATTGTTACCGGGGTCAAGGCACTACGAGATAACAGCAACTGTCGGTTAGTTTGGGCTGCTATTGCATTTAAATTTAACGAAGATCGTATAGATCATATGAAAAATTTAGCCCTGTACTTGGGCATGGATGCATTTCAATTAACAAAAAGCACCAAGTTTGGAACAATCTATCCCGGGTACGGCAAAGACGATCCACTAGAACCCAGTAGAAAGTTTGTCAGCGGCTCGCACAGATTCGAAAGAGATGTTGTCGTGTTAAGCTCGCGTGGGCTTAATTCACAGGCAAACACCAAGAACATACAATTATACAAATCTGCCGCAGAGGTCAACGGTGTACGACCCCTGTGTGAAATTGGCAACAAAGGACTTTACATTGACGCACAAGGTAGATTGTTTCCTTGCTGTTGGGTGGCAAACCGCTACAGCCACAACTCAGAATGGAAAGCCATTGCCGCTAAATTTGATTTGAATCGTCGCACACTTGCTGATGCTGTAACTGATGATTTTTGGGCAACAACATTTAAAACTTTTGGGTGGCAAGAGTGCCAGACTAAGTGTGTAGCCAGCAGGGTAGATGAAAAATATGCAACTGAGTGGTAAAATGATAACTATTAGTCCATGGTATGGTTGTACGAAAACACTGAAATTGAAACGTTGCCCGATGATTGTGTTGGATTTGTTTATTTGATTACTAATAAACTGTCCGGCAGGAAATACATTGGAAAAAAATTAGCAAAATTTAGCAAGACCTCATACAAAGTAGTAAAATTAAAGAACGGCAACAAGAAACGCAAACGGATCAGAAGCAAAATAGAATCAGACTGGCAACTATACTATGGAAGCAACGAACAACTAAACAAAGACATTGCAGAGCTAGGCTCAGACAACTTTACAAGAGAAATATTATTTTATTGCAACTCAAAAGCAGCTTGTAGTTACATAGAAGCTAGAGAACAATTCAATCATAGAGTACTAGAGTCAGATGACTACTACAACGGACAGATAGTTTGCCGTATACATGGTAGTCACATAAAAAACAAAATTTAAACTAGACAGGCAACAACACACTCTGTTTGGTCGAGGTTGCTCGACTCGCAAGGAGGAACGGTGAGATACCCGGTCCGGAATGGCTTGCGTGTGAAAGGCAATTGCTAACTTAAGGCAACAAATGGTTTGAGCTCTGTGAAAAAGACACAACTCATGCTCATAGGACTTGGTTCTTTCTCGGGTCACTAGGGTTCCGTTGATATGTGAAGCTTGAGTAGGGGGTACCGGTCAACCGCCTCCGTGTAGGAAACTACAATCTCATTGGAATGAAGTGACTGTGCTACTCGGATAATGCATCACACTGTTCACCGTGTATACGGTGAATTGTGACCACTTAATCTGGATAATACGGAAAAACAAAATATTGATGAGCGACAGCGAATCAATAGATCTCTTAGAGATCTCAGAACTGATCAGGCCAATCTCGAAACAAGGCATGTTGTATGTCGCCAGCAACAAACTGATTGAATGATTTGTGTTTTGTTTCGAGTTCACCTTCTAATGGAGCAACCCGACGAAATGCACTGTCCATTTGACCCATGTCTCGGAACTCCATGATTATCATCCATTCTGGCATGTCTGCAATACTGCGGAATCCCATTTTGCATCTGGTGATTCTATATGATTCCATTTTGCCTTCGCTGACCAAATGATCAAAGAAACTTTTCATTCCGTTGACCCAATCGATATCCGATATATCGCCTTCTTTGTTGGCCCAAATTGTGTATAAGTCTGCCATTATTGTTGTGGTCCTAATAGTTCAAAGCCTTCAAGGCCTTGTTTATATAAGTGTGCTTGATCCAGGTATAAAAATTTATAACCTCGATTTCTGTAGATAGCACATTCGGTCTTCAAACTCTCAACGCCCAGTCTGCTTCGAGGATTGTGATAGGTCCAGGCAAACTGACTGGCCAGCACATTTTCTTTGTCGTAGCGTCGCATCAGACTGAACGCTACCAATTCTCCTTGGTCTTTGTAGCCAATCACATCAGTGGCAGGGTCAGTGAATTGGCTGTCAAATAGTGGCATGACACTGGCAAAGTGTTTGTAGATGCAGTAGGTTCTATAGATATCTCGTAGTTGTGTGATATTGGGCTCACGTAGATATTCCCATGCCACAGTGGGCGTGTAGGTAGTTTGATCAAGAACTATTCGGGCAAACTGATAGGTCATGTTCTAGGATCCTGTCTATGTGCAAATAAGGTCTGTAGATAATCTTCGGGCCAGGTCGCGTAAAATCCTTTTTGTGCCATCTGCTGTGCTTTTTGATTCAGGTCAGTCAAATTCTGTACCAGAGCCAAGGCATAGGTGCCTTGATTCATGCTGACACCGTTGACTATTTCGGCATCAGCAGGATGATCCTCTAAAG